TAAATCTGATGACCGAGTTATAGGTATGATGCACAATGGCCCTAGATTGCCAATACCTTTAATTCATAAGAACTGTTCAGATACATGGCATTTTAATCAACACTATTTAAAAACAGTGTTCGCTAATAATCCAAATGCAATCTTAAAAGACGAATATCAAAAGGAATTAGCTGAACATATTGACAATGATAAAATGCTCTTTCTGGATAGCAAGACATCTAAATTCATTATTATTAATGAAAGCTATGGTAATTATAAAGGCTCAAATTGGTTTTCTAATGATTATTGGGATATACCAAAGATAAGCTATCGACTAGATAATGACTACAATAGCGATCTTAATTACTATGGTTTTCGTGGACACCATGTATTAGATCAATCAGTTAATAGTATTGATTTTTTAAGTGATGATGAAATATCAAGAACACCTAGCAATCAGTTATATGATTTTGTTGATGATTGTTATTACAGTGAGGATATGTCACCACTATATAACCTAGTAGATCGGTATAAAAAGAAAGTATCTTAATTAGATATATTCAATAGCTCTTTAAATAGGGCTATTGACTATCTCTATGATAGTAGAAAAGGAATAGAAAGCATGAAATATTATTTAGTATCTCAAACTAGTATAACTAGGCAAGATTTATACTCTTTGTATAATTATACCGAGCATTTTCTATTAAAATTAGAAAATGAGGATAACAAATACTATCCTTTTGATGACTATAATAATCCAGATGATTATTGTAATCACGAAATGACGGAATTAACTGAAAATCAGTTTAATTCTTTAAAAGACACTTTTGAAATTAGAGAGTTTTTAAATCCATGAAAAACTATTACTTAGTTCTTGAAGTGTTCGAGCTTGAGAATAAAAACTATCTTTCTTCAGATCATTTTTTATATAAAAGTGATGAGGAAAACTTACAAGAAAAACAAATAGTAAGTGATGACAAAGATAAACTTAATTATGAATTTACAAAATTAACTTTATTTCAATTTCAATCATTACTAGGAACATTAAAGCTGAGAGAAAGGCTCACAGATTTTTTATGAATAAATACAAAGTAAGATTTTATTTGTCTTATTCTGAAGAAATAATGGCTAATGATGAAGAACACGCAAAAGAAATCATAGCTAATTATTACTGTAATGAAAAACCTATTATCAATAAAATATATCCAATAAGAAAACAACAATGTTTAAATTGCGATACAGGATTTACGAATAAAAAAAATAAAACTGATGTTAAATTTTGTTCGAATAAATGTAGATATTCTTATAACTATAAAACAAAATATAAGTTTTCAAGAACATCAAATCCAGAATACTATTTAAAAAATAAAGATAGGTTAAGAGAATATAATAAAAACTACTATCACAATGTATTAAAACCAAAAAGAAAGGAATTAAAGAGATGCAATTAGATTTATTTTTAGATTATAATTTTTACAATTCATATTCGTTTACTCATTTAACTATACTAGATGAGTAATAATAATTTATTACTAAAAAAATTCTGAGCTGGTAATAAAATATGACAGTAATAATTTATTACTTTTTTTCCAGAAAAAAATCTAATCTAATCTTTTGTGACAGGCACATGCACGAAAAAAAAATCGGCTACAGGCACAGGCACAGGCACAAGGATATTGACTTATGCTATGGGATTTTATATAAATAAAATAGAAAGCGAGGAAGAATAAATGACTAAAGAACTAATAGCATTTGTAATAGATCATCTAAAACATTTTAGATGTTATCCTGTTGAATTTGAATACAACAACAAAGTTTATGATTATGATTTTATCATAAAGACAATAAAAGAAAGGAAGAATAAATGACAATAGGACAATTAAATAATCTTTTCTTAACGCAGTTAGAAATGAAACATGGCGAGGGAAAAACAAAAACTAAATTTGAAGGTGATGAATACTACGATCTAGCTTGGTATCTTGGAGTAGATGATTCTATAAATGGAAATGAAGCAGTTTATCAAATCAAAGAACTAATAAACAATCCAGATTATGCAAAAGAATTTATAGCAGATTATGAAAAGTGGGTTGAAGAAAAAAGAAAGGATATGGCAGATGATTAAAGATGTCGAGAACATAGACAAAGAGGTATCTTGGCTAACCTTTAAAGGATATTCAATAAGGTTAGAAGTATCTAAAGAATTTACTAATAGTAATTTAGTAATCACAGTAAATCCTAGCAGTGAAGAAGATTACACACACAAGCTAGTAGTAGAAAGGAAAAATAAAAATGCCTAATTGGTGTAATAATACGATCACTATCGAACACAAGGATAGTGCAAAAATTAATGAGGTTGTTAAATCACTAACAACGAAAATTAATGACGATACAAATGAAAGTTTGTTTTTTACATATTGTAAACCAGAGCCAGACTATTCAAAGACCAAAGTAAAATCTACTTATCCAGAAATCACTAACAAAGAATACGAAGAAGATATAGATAAAAAATGGTGGGATTGGCGAGTTCAAAATTGGGGAACAAAATGGAACATTGAAGCTCTTGATGAAGATCGTATCACAGTGAAAGACAACACAGTTATTTTTGATTGTGAAACAGCTTGGTCGCCACCACTAGAAGCTCTTGTTGAATTAGAAAAGAAGGGCTTTGAAATTGAATGTGATTACTATGAAGGTGGTTGTGCTTTCATTGGTAGATATTCAACAGGTGCAGAAAAAATAAGTTGGGATTTGCCAGAAACTTTAGCTGAGTTAAAAGACATGATGAACAGAAATGAAACTTTTAAAGACTTAGCAGAAAGTTGGGGAGTTGATATAGACTACGAACAAATGGAAAGTGAGGAAGAATAAAAATGACTAAAGAAGAATATATAGAACGTGAATTAGATACTGTATGGGACGATTCAAAATTTATTTTACAAGTATTGAGAGAATATTTTTGGAACAATGTCAAAGACTTATCTGATGAAGAATTTAAACAATTCTTAATTGAACATGGGTGGGAAGTAGAAAGCGAGGAAGAAGATGAACGAGCCTAGAGAATGTGAGGTGTGTTTAAAAGAATTTGATTTAGACACAGAGGGCTTTTTAAATATCCTAGAGATATGCGAAGCTGATGACAAAGTTATTGAGGATTACGAAACAGAAAATAAAATTAATCTTCAAAACTATTTCTGTGATGATTGCACAGATAAAACTTTAAGACAAATAGAAGGGAAAGAATAATGACAATAACAAAGAAACATTTAAAAGAACTAGCCGACATTTTTTACAAGGCTCAGAAACAAGCACAAAGGCACAAGCAAGAAAGTTTGTTAGCTAAAATAGATTTTGAGGAAGTGGCAGATAACATTAAAAGTTTCGCAAAGAAACACGCACCGAACTTCAATGAATCAAGGTGGAACGATTACATTAACAAAAGGAATTATAATGACTAAAGCAGAAATACTTTATGAACTAAGTATATCTGTAGCTTGTCTTTTAGATGATGTAGAAGAAATTAACGGACAAGATATTATTAAAGCAGAAGTAAAAGACATAGAGCATATTCAAAACTTAGTGACGTTCCTGGAGAATCAAGAAGATGAGTAATAATCCATTACCCGATTCCAGGTTAGATTCGGTGTTTGATATTATAGCAGGTTTGCGTAGGCAGATGTTGAACACCGAAGATTCAGCAGGACAACAACGAATCTGGGAAGTAATAAAAAATTACCAAAACAAAATTCGAGCTGGTGAGGTGGTAGTGCCTAAGTTTTAATAGCAGGCACAAGCACAAGCATCAATTCTTTCTCTAGCTTTTCTTTATAAGGCTGAGAAATGACGAACACAGGCTCGACTTCTTTATAGTTTACGACAAGCTCACGAGCACAAGCACCTGTCCACAAGCACACTTCTCTTGTTTCTGGAATCTTAGCCATGATAAAATTGTCTTGACACAATGAATATCTTTTTATGTTCCAAGCAATCTGAAAGGGTGAAAGTAATAATTGATTACCTTTTGCTATTTTTAATTCACACCAGAAGGATACGTTTTTCTTTGGGTGCATGCACACGCCCAACAAATCGGGAATACCCGGAGTTCCATACGTTTCAATTCTAGTCCAATATATGTTCGGAGTTATCTCTTTAATATTCTTCCAAAAAGTTGATTCCCTTCCTCGCTTTGAGGAAAGATTTTTTCTTTTTGTTTCTCTCATTGACTGTTTCTCTTTTTTCGACAATACGAATTTCTTCTCCTTCGACAACGCAGAGTCTGACACCAAGTTCTTTTTGATACGGCTTGAGTTTGATGCCTCCACCCCCTGCCGACTTGCCATTTATTATTCTCGTTCCTTTAGAAGTTTTAATATCAAGAAAGTGAGCCTTTCCATTTTGAGGATTAACAACAACAATATCAATGGGGCCCTGTTCACATACATTCGTGAAAACATAATACCCTTCTTCAAGAAATTTGTTGATCGCTTTGTTCTGACTGATCGTCGCCCTGTATTGCCTCGGATCCATTGTCCTCCAAATCACTAGGTCTTTGATCAATAATAACATTCTTTCTCATTTTGTCTAATAGTTCGGTCACTTCTTCTAACGACAAGTTATCAATAGATTTATCTTTAACCTTTTCTTTCTTGTCATAAAATCCGGCAGCTTTTCCTCTACTGATCTCAGCCATAATGGCAGTCTTTAAATCAGGCTTCATATCAAAGTTAGCGATGTCATCAACACTAGGATTCTCAGCACGCAAACCTAGTTCGTGTAGCCTTCTCATGTGAGTAGCAGGGGAAATCTTATACTTATTCCAAAGATCCTCCTGTAAGGCTCTTATATACTCATGAACCTTAGGAAATAACTTAGCGTTCTGTAGTTGAGATGCTTTTGCTCTAGCAGATTTTTCTGGATAGCCTGCCAAAATTGCACATTCTGTAGCAGTTTTCCTATTTTCTTGAGCTACAAGATGCTCAGCAAATACAGCTTGCTTCGGTGAGATACGATCTCGTAAGTCAGCAAGTTCTTTATTTAAAATAACAGGATCACCTGGGTTTCTGAATTTCATATTAACTCCTTTATAAGAACATTTTTTACAAATTACGATAAAAAAGTAAACATAATTCGTTTCTTTGCCTCCTCATACCCCTTTGGAAGAATAACTTGTTCTTCGGAAGAATAAGAGGAAGAATGAACTATTTGTAATAACCTATTGATTTTACTAACTAAAACTACTTGGAAGAACGGGAAGAATGAATTTTGAATAAAAAATATTTTTTTTTATTTTTTTGTGAAAATGGTTCTTCTATAGTAATCTATTCTTCCATGGTCAGTGGTCCGTGAGCCCTTATCCTTTCCTGCTCACAAGTCCTCCTTTTATATTTGTTAATTGACTATTGACCATGGTCAAAGATTCGTATATATTCTCCCATAGAAATGGACATAACAATTAAGGTCAAGGATCGTAGCGGTAAAATGTATAGTCAAACATTTATCGGGGACAAAGAACAAATACTCCCTCAAATGCAAGACTATATCAAAGACAACCAACACCACTATATCGATATCTTCTTCTCTACCGAGGAAGAATCCAAGTCCTTCACCTACGACGAATTGTTTAATCCGAAATAGAAAGGAAAGAAATGGAAAAGGTTTTAGAATTTAAAAAACCAAAGCAACGCAAAGTCATCAAAGATGATAGCTTTGTTTGTCGATTACCCTATCCGATCACGATTCACACGTTAGTGGATATTGTGGAACGCATGGGTGTCGAATATGAAGGAACAGTCCTACCCGGACTGAAATTTATCGAACGACAAATAGTCAAACTAGAAAGGGAAGAATAATGGAAAAAGTAATTTTGTTATTACACTTATGTCTACCGAACGTAGACACCACCGAGTGCTTCTTCATCGAAGAACAAATGAAAAGCCAACAGATGTGTGAAGAAAAAATAAGTCAGTTAAATCAAGAGTTTATTGACATTGAAACCTTCAACGCATCATGTGAAAGGAGTAGTTATGACTCGTAAATATAAATACGATCACATAGCCAAAAGACTCATCAATGAACATGCTTGGATCCGTGTGCCGTGGTTCGTGCCCCTTCAAGAAACAAAAAAGGAATACGGCCCCGACTTAATATCAAAGATCAACGAGTTAGAAGAAAGGATAAAAAGCAAATGACCGAGAAAGAAATAAAAGATGGTATTCGGTTGTATCTTCAACCGGCGACCGCAGGAGAAAAAGAAGACGTTAAAGAATTATTAGTGGAAACTAATTATTACTTTTACAAAATAGAAGTGTTGCTCTCTGAGTTCTGTCAAGGGAATAAAAATAAAATTAATGATCTTAGAGAAGCAATATATAAAATATTGGAGCCGGATAAAGAAGGAATGTTATCTGTTTTAGTAGAGTTGGTAAAAGCAAAAGATAAAAGAAAGGCACACTAATGAGATATGGTAGAAACGGAAGACTCTTTCCCATCGAACTGAACCAAAAGACATTGTTCTATTTACAAATGTTTTTACATCAACACAAACAAGACGGGCTTCGAGATACCGACGAGAAACGAAGAGCTTACGATCATGCCATGGATCAAATCCGAAAAGGCATCAGCAAAGTCTATGAGTATCAGCTATCGAAAGGTTTGAGGCCACCGAGGGCCTATACCTTTAGGAATAGGGGGGAGTAAATGGGCGTAAGAAATCCAGTGTATGAATACACCGACAAAAGAATGTCGGTAAGACATGCAAAAGAACAAGCAAAAAGAAGAAGAGCAAGACAACTGGCAGAAAAACTCATGGGTAAAAATTACTTTACCAATATGCAAGAAGTCATGTTAAGATCAGCAATCGAATTATCAGAAAGGAAAAGATAATGGACGAACTATTAGTTGAAGCAAGAGAAGAAATCAAGCTAGCCAAAGAGATGATGGAGTTCTCAGAAATGCTCAAGAAAAAAGAACAAGCAGAAAATGATTATAGTTGGGAATCAGCTAGACGATTTGAAAAAGAATATGAACCCGACTCATTCAATGACTTTGATGCTTGTATTGTAGAGATGGATCGAAATATAATTATGTTGCTCACCTCAGCGACAGATAAAACATGTGAATATAGGCATGGATTAAACAGAAAAGGAAGAAAGGAAAAGAAAGTTGTATAAATACTTAGACATCCCAGGTTGGTTTAATATGCATGATGCGTATATGAACTTGGTTAAATACTGTGAAGACGGCGATGATATCGTCGAAATAGGATGTTTTGCAGGCAGATCAACAAGGTTCCTCATGGACTCTTTAGACTATGCCGGAAAACACAGGGTTAAGGTGCATGTGATAGACACTTTTGAAGGTTCGGGTATGGAACACTCCACTGTGAACTTAAACTCCATGTACGACGATTTTATGAGGAATTTAGGTGATTATATTGATCAAGAAAGGGTAATAGTCAATGTCAACAGATCAGATAACCAAAATATTCTTAATTCTTTTGACTATAACAGTGTTTTTGGGGTTATCGTAGACGGGGCTCATACCCTAGAAGCCGTTCAAGAGGATGTCGAGAACTGGTGGCCGAAGATAAAAGACGGTGGAATCATGGTCGGGGATGATGTAGACTGGGAATCAGTGATGCAAGGTGCATCTAAAGGATTTGCTAAGTTTGGAATTAATACATTTAATATACTTCAAGGTCGAGAAGCATGGTTCGCAGTTATAAAAAACGATCGAAGCAACGAGATAGCGGACAGTCTGAAATTGATCCCCGGTCAAAACTCTATGAAGTTAGGTGGTTAGACGCTTATGAAATGGAATCGGGTTGGTTAGATCTTGAAGACGCACTCAAAATCAAACCGCCCGAAGTCCGTTCGGTGGGTTATGTTCTTAAAGAAACGAAAGA